TTTATATAAAAGGTAAATTCTTGGTTCTCAAATTCCATTTTTGAAAGTTGTCAGAATTCCAAAACAGAAAAAAGGTAGAAAAATATTTTTAGAAAATTCTGCAGACTTTTTTATTTTGGGAATTTTTCAAAAAAACTTACCAATTTTGAAAAATCAACAAAATTGGTTAACCTTTTATATAAAAGGTAAAAACCGAAATAATACAATTACAAAAATAAAATATACTTATATTTTATAAGTATGTACAAATATACATGTGATATATGTACATTTCATACAAACAACAAACAACATTATAATCGCCACGTAATAAGTAGCCGGCATGTAAAAATAAAACAAAATCAACATCTATATAATCACGAATGTAATTGTTGCAAAAAAAAATTCAAAGGTCAATCCGGATTATATCAGCACAAATTGAAATGTTCTATCAAAATCCAAAACAAAGAACAAACAGAAAAAAATGAGAAGCCGGAAAAACCATCACAAGAAATATTAGAGTCAGTAATTGAATTAAAAAGTATGATATCGGGAATAAAGGCAACTCAAATAACAACTACAACAATTACCCAAAATAATAATAACAATATAAATTTTATTTTGAATGAAAATTTTACGGATGTGCAAAATTTTATAGATATGATAAACAGTATTCCATTACTGCCTGTATATCCCCCAACTATTTCTAGTGCGGAATATGTAGATACTATTGTAAATATGTTGAAAGCAGCAATTGATAAATATCCAATTACGGAAAGACCGATTCAATGTATAAAAGACGAAGATGAAAATCAAAAAATACTTCATATAAGACATGAAAATGAATGGCACAAAGAAAAAGAGATCGATTGGACATCTCAAATTCATAATTCTTCATTAGGCGAAGATGATGCACCCACAGAAAGCGAAGAAAAAATTATTTTTCAAGCTATCAAAAAAATGGAAAAACATATATTGAACAAAATAGGTATATTATATGGAAGAGATGTACAAAGAGATTATTCATATGAAGTAGACCATCCATGTAACAAAATTCGTATTATAAAATATATTTTAGAATATATAAATATAGAGCGAGAAGAACTTATGAAAATAATTGATGAAACCTACAATAAAAAAAATGATTCAAGTAAATGGTAGAGATGATTTAATGAAAATACGACCATATATAGTGTGCGAATTTTGGCAAGATAAATGCATGAATTATTTGTTTTGGGAAAGGTGTAAATAACAAATATAAAAATATACATAAAAATACATATATTATTTATAATATAATATATGCAATTTATAAACCTTTATGATTATGTTGTACAAAATATAGAAAAAATCGCGGAAATCAAAACACAATATTTATTACTTCTTAGTGAACTAACTGATGCAACAGAAATAACAAACAAGCAATTCTTTGAGAACATTTACAAAATAAACAATATAGGGAAAATAATGATTGGTCTAGAAAATAATGAAACTATAATATGCAGTGGAACAATTATAATTGAACCAAAAATAATTCGCAAAGGAAAATCAGCTGCCCACATAGAGGATGTAGTGGTTCTAAAAAAATACAGAAATAAAGGAATCGCAAAAGAGTTACTAGAGGAGTTGCAAAAAATAGCAAAGAATAATGATTGTTATAAAATCATATTGAACTGTCAAGAACATGTACAAGAGTTTTATGAAAAATCGGGTTTTACACAAAAAGGATTTCAAATGGTTCGTTATTTTTGATTTTTTAGACATATATAATAAATATATGTCTACAACTAAAACAAAGTATAATGAAATAACAGATTTTGTAATACCGTTACATCGTTATCATTATATGGTAAGAACGGTAATAGAATCAATATACCAATTCTATTCTCCTAGAAATATTTATATTGTAACACCGAAAAGGTTCTCAAAAGTGATTAATGAATCTGCAAAAAAATGGATCGTGAAAAATGTCATTGTTTTACCTGAAGAAACATTTTTTATGGAGATATATGATCTGCATTATAATGATATATATGATATATTCAATAAAACCAAAAATGAGAAGACGAGAGAATTTGGATGGTGGTACCAACAACTGATAAAAATGGCGGCTTTTTCACAAATACCACAATTATCTGATCCGTATATTGTATGGGATTCAGATTTAATTCCACTTATAAAATGGGAAATTTATCCTACAAACGAGAACCCCCATTTCAAATTTGCTATTTTGCAAGAAAAAGCCAAAAACGAATGGAATACAGAACAATATAAACAATCTATGTTCAAATTAGCAAAATTGAATATGTGTGACCCAACGGAAGGTACATTTGTACCGCATCATTTTGTGTTTTATCATGATGTATTAATAGATTTAATAAATCATATAGAATTTATATCAAATGAAGGGTGGATAAAAAGCATAATGAAATTATCACAAGAGTTTTTCAGGTTTAGTGAATATAGAACAGTAGCGAGTTATATGAAATGCCATTATTTCAAATTGTTACAATATCATCATTTCAATATGTTTGGCAAATATGGAAAACGAATACGAGAACCAAGAGAATTTTTAAATGAAATGAATAGTTTTTTAGGAGAACTATATGAGATATCATATAATGATTTTACGAAATTTGCAACCTATAAATATAAAAATTTGCCAAGTTATTTACAAATAGAACACATTTGATATATTTATTGTTTCATCTCTGCGTTTCACAATAAAAAAATACATGTCCTAAAAATAACACCATGTATAGTTTGCGCCAAGTAGTCACACAAATACATGAATTATTTGTGTTTTTTGGAAAGGATTAGTATTTATACCAGTGAAGATTTATACCATTTCACATTTCAAATGCCGACCCAGAGGGTCGGCATCTTTGAATGTGATTGGTAACTGTTACTTTATAACCGATAAATTGCCTTTTTTATATCCGAGAAATCGGCTACGGCGATTTCAGGTTATATAAATCGGCAATTGAAAGGTTAAAAGGTATAAAATGGGACGCCCTATGGGGCGTCATTTCAAATCGTTACTGATACCCGATTCTTCAAGGGTTTAATTCAATTCTTCAATATCATCTAGCGAAACAAAATCATCAGACCCATTCATTCTATCCATATCAAAAACATCTAGATTATCTAATGATATATTATCTGTATGAATTTTGATTTTATCATCCAAATCATCATCCTCTTCTAATTTTCGCTGTATGGCTCTTTCTGTACTAATTTCTTCTAATCGTTCAATGTTTTTTGGTGCATTGATTTGTTCTGTATTATTATTATCATCCAATACAGTGTCATAATCATTAAATGTTAACCGAGTAATTACAGGTTCATTATCCAAGTTCGTAATAGATGGAACATTTGCAGGTATGTCATCATTCATAACCTTATCCACGTCTTTTGCATTTACATTGTCGTGATTTTCTTCATCTTTATCCAAAACAGGTTCATCAATATTTTCAATAACAACTTCCTCTTCAATTTCAACAGATTCATCCATATAAGCTTTTATAATATCTTCTGTAGGAATGCTTTCGCGAATAGCTGTTAAAATACATTCTTGAACAATAATTTCTAATTCGCGACCATTTTTTTGCGTTTGAAGCGGCGATATATTTTTTTCAAATAAATACACATTCATATACACTTTGCGAGCCACATGAATATACACTTTGTGCAAGAAATTATCTAGTTTTGGAATGGAAATATCAATCTTTTTTTGACGGTTTCCAACACGAATACAAGTGAGAACCTTCAGTTGAATAATATGAACGCAAGTGATTAAATCTTCTAAATAATTGCAACCACTTCGTTCAATAATTCTTTTTCTTTCTTCTTCAATGATGATAGCGTTCCATTTTGGTATGCGCGAAAGAAGATTTTGGAAAGTCATCAAATACTTATTTACTTCATCCGTATCTAAACAAAGTTTCCATGCTTCATTGAAAATAGAACGAATACCTTCTGTAATCAATGGTGTAAGAATACTGACTAATCTGCTACACCATTCATTTCGAGATTCATGTAAATTAGAAATCACAAAATCATCCATTTACATAAAGCCTATATTTTTCAAATCTTTGTTTTGACGCAAAAAAGCAAAATCTAAAATATACAACATCAATAATTTTTCGCACCTGTATTCAGCTTTTATTTTGTGAAAAACGAGAACAATCGCAGATTTATCTTTTTCATTAAATACTGTACATTCATTTTTGATCCATTCAATCAAATCTAAACAAGAATAACCAGAATCGTATAAATGACTTATCAATTCAACAAATTGTTTATGTGTGAACTGTGAAGAACCCTCCATTTTTTGAGACAAAACATTCATTCTATCCTTGTTCATTTTTTCAAATAAAAAACGTTGATTTGTTTTATATTTATGTAAATTGATGATTTGTTGGTTTGCGTCAATGGTTTCAGGAATATAAATATCACAAAACCGTGATAAAATAGGATTCAACAATTTGTGTTTGTTCTCCACAATAATAAAAAACCGTGTATTAAAACTAAATAATTCAATACACCGTCGCAATGCAGATTGGGCATCAATCGTTAAAAAATCGGCGTTTAACAAGACAATCGTTTTGAACATGACACCACAATTGAATTGAATATTTGATTTTGCGAAAAATTTGAGCTCTTCGCGAATAAATTTGATACCCTTACCGTGTGCGCAGTTTACAAACATTATATTGGATTTCATTTTTTGTTTATCATGTCCGTATATATTATATAAAAATTGATGAACAATAGTCCGTTTACCTGTTCCAGAGGGTCCATGAAAAATAATATGGGGTATCTTTTTAGAATGTAAGAAAAAATCTAGTTTGTTTTTTACGGTATTGAGAACCGGATACATTTCATGTTGCATAGTATGATAAATATACAAACAAAATATTTATATGTTTATTATCTTTTATTCAAATACAATATATATTCTTATATTATATATAAGAATATACAAATGAGTCTTTCACAAATATTAGGTCTTACATTCACAGAAATTCTCGGTGATGTTGCACTAAAAGAATACGCAAATGATAAAGGCGAAATGTATTTAGGATTTGGTATTATGGGATATATTGGTGTTATTATTATGCTGATCATAAATCTACAAGGATCTACAATCTTAATGGTCAACAATGCATGGGACGGCACAAGTAGTCTAATAGAAAGTTTATATGCATTTATCGTATTAGGTGAACGATTTGATAACTATTTGCAATATGTCGGGGCGTTTTCAATAATAATCGGGTTATATCTTTTGAAAATACCCTTGTCCAAATCACATCCATTTCATATACCTAAAGTATAATACTCTATAATACTTCTGGTAAATATGTAATCACTGTATAAGTATTTACAGATCCTAATATATGAAAAAAAATATGGTAATACATCCAATTTTCATTTTGCAATAAATATAATTGATTTGATCTATTATAACAATATATAAACATTACACAAATAGTAAAATATACTCCTGCTAAACTATTCATATCTATGTATTGAATCCCATTATAAAACATATAAAGTGCCATTGTTTTTGAAGTAAAAAAATCTATTTGGCGTCTCCATCCATTTGTGGCTTTTCGCCAATAATTCATGGAAGAAAAAGTTACTATAAATAACCCTCCAGATAAATAATAATATTTTTGCAAATAACTTTTATAAACAGTCGGTAAAAAAGAGAGACTAGACAAAACTAACCATTTTGATTGATGCCATTTTACTAATTCTTGATTTGATTTATAATTTGTATAATTCGTATAATTTATATAATTTATATAATTCGTATAATTCGTAGAAAATATATCATTTATATTGCTAATAAAATCAAAAAAACTCATTTTTTATTTTGTATATTTTATTATATTTATTTATTTTATTATTTATTTTATTATTTATTTTATTCGTGTGCATCTATTTTTATTAAACAAATTCCGCCAGTAGTAGAAGGCATATTCTTTATAATATGTGATTCAGTACCATCATGAGAATTTACAACAATAACATCATTGATGATTCTTTTTTTCGCAGCTCTATGTTCATACCCTAATATACGCTCTTTTTCAATAGTATCCCATGTTTCTTTTATAGTTGGCAATGCTGAATCAAACCACCGTTGATTTCGCAAAATAGTAGTCATTATGATTTCATCCAAGTACCAGTATATTTTTGTATAAATCGCATATTCTGGTAATTCGCATTTACTGCACTCTATCCATTCGTCAATAGCATTTTGATTCAAAGAAATATCAAGCGGCATATATTTATAAAAAGGAACATTCGTAGTACCATCTTTTGGAATAAAATGCAAAATGATTCCGCGAAGACGATCATTATCATCTTCTTCAAAGAATGATTGCGAACAATCATATTCTTTAAATCTCGTTTCAACAAAATCGCATATATCTAAATTACAACACTCCATTTGTATTTGTATCTGTATCCAATATGCTTCACTAGGTATTCCATCCATTTCTCTGTTATAAATATTTTTTATTTCTAACATACGACCATAAAATGGCGAATCTATATTGGTTACAATACCGTCAGGTGAAGCACCTATAAACGGATATTGTTGATGTTGTATGCAACCGAATTCTTCTACTTTGGCGCCAGTGATCTTCTCATATACGCGAGCGGTAATAGGTTCATATTTAACTCCCCAATGAAGAGAATTATCTGTATTTATCCATTTGTTTTCAGTGTACCCAAAATCTAACGGCTTGCATTTTTCATAAATCAAACGATTTCTTTGGGATTCGGTATTGAGTGCTTGCCATAGATTGCTTGCTGTCATCATATTATATCGTTTTTGATACCATTCAGGTGTTCGTTGCTTAGGCGATTTTTCATTCAGTTCTCGTAAATGATTGATTTTTTGTGTAAAATACAAGTCTGTTATTCCATAATGATCATAATGATAATTTGTTTTATAATGCTCAATACATCTAAAAGGGTAATTCATGTCTTCTTTGTTTTCAAACCATTCGTTTGTATGAATATCTACAAAATCATATAAAGAATCATAATCGTTTTCGCAACATAAATCCGCATCTTGCAAACTTTGAAACAAAATATGCGTAACATCATCAATCATTTCTTTATGAAAATCCGGCTTCGACATTTTTAAAATTTCTTCTTTCAAATATTCTTGAATGAGATCATAAATACATGATATTAAATCTTCTATTTCAGTTTCATCAAGTTTTTCATAGAATTGTATTTCTGAATCTATTTCACTTGTAGATTCACTTTCTGTCTCCTTATCATTATCATATTTTTCCTCATCGACGCATTTTTTTTCGTAATCATAAATTGAAGTAGTAGACATAATAATATTATTTTATATAAATAGTATCATTTTTTTATATGATTCAATTTTACACATTTCTATACAAAGTATTCTACTTCTATACAAAGTATTCTACTTCTATACAAAGTATTCTAGTTCTATACAAAGTATTCTACATGAAAAATAATTTTATTTTTCGCTTATTTTTTTAGGGGTCAAAGATTTAATAGTAGAAACATGTTTCGCATCTAAATTTTTCAATGTAAAATTACGGTTAGTTTGATTAAATGTAAGTGATGGTATAGATTGAACAATTCCTTTTTCTTTATCATAAATAACATCTTTTGTTTTTTGCAATTTATTTTTGTTCAATGAATCATTGAAAAATAGTTTTAGATTTTTGATTTCTTTAATAGGAAGAGTATTGTCTTTCCCGTATTTTTCGGCGAAAATATGTAATTTTTGTATTTTGACGGTTTTGTCCAATTTATTCCATGCTTCATTTTTGTTGTTTATCTTTTCATTTTCTAATATATTATCAATTGCATTATATGACGATTCGGTTGTTTCAGTATTTGTGATGATATTTTTGTATTTTGCGGCTTCATATACTTCATTCACTTGTGTTTTTGGCTTGTTCTCAGTAACCACTGTTTCAGTTGTATGTTGTGTAGGTGTAAACATATTATTATGGTGATGTCTTTATATTGTATAACGAATAATGTTTATCTTCTTTTTGTAAAAAGTATATTTATTGTTTTATTGATTTTTTTACACCGATGAAGATTTTAAACCCTTGAAGAATTAAAATGTCCCATTTTAATTCTTCAAGGGCCGGATATCAGTAACGATTTGAAATGACGCCCCTATGGGGCGTCCCATTTTACACCATTTCGCATTGAAAATGCGCAATGGCAACAGTTACCTTTACTCATTTACGCCCACAAAGTGGGCGTTTTAAATGAGAAAAGGTGTAAATCTTCACTGGTATAAATGGAATACGTCCCCATTCCATTCAATTCATTCATCGGTAACTGTTTGATTTGAATAACTATGGGGTAATTGTTCTTCTAAAAGTTTTAATTGTTTTTCTAAAAGTTCTAATTCAGAAGTTAATGTATTAAGATATTTGGTTCGTCCGTGTTCAAAAACAATATCTCCATATTTGTTTGGTACATCTCTTGTACGTTGTATTTCTCCTCTTTTTAGTGTTATATCATTACTCTTTTTTTCTATTAATATTTTTAACATTGTATTTAAAAAAACGTCAAATAATTCATCTTCATCACTATATATAATATCTTTAATATCTGATATAGTATCTGAAAAAAAGTATTGACCATTTTTTATATCTAATATTGCCTTTGGTTCTTGTGAAAATGGTGAAAATAGTAACAAACCGCCGTTTATCGGTTTCAAATTATTCATAATGGACTGAGAAAGATCTTTGGTTATATCAGGAGTTGGTTGCAATGCATTTTGAATACCATTTGCAATAGCAGTGGATAATGTGTTTATATTTTGTTGAGATTTATTTTCTATTGATCCTTCTATATTTGTTTCTGTTTTTGATTTTATTTGCAATGCATTTTGAATACCATTTGCAATATCAGTTGATAATGTATTAGTATCTATTTGTTCGGTTTCTTCTTCTTGTATTTTTGTGTTCAATGCATTTTGAATACTATTTGCAATAGAAGTTGATAATGTGTTTATATTTTCTGTTGATTCTATATTTGATTCAAATGCATTTTGAATACCATTTGCAATAGCAGTGGTTATTGTATTTTCAGTAACTAGTGGTTTCGTTTCTGCTTCTGCTTCTGTTTTTGGTTGCAATCCATTTTGAATACCATTTGCAATATCAGTGGATAATGTATTTTCAGTAACTAGTGGTTCTTCTTTGTTTTCTGTTTTTGATTTTGATTGCAATGAATTTTGAATACCATTTGCAATAGCAGTGGATAATGTGTTTATATTTTGTTGAGATTTATTTTCTATTGATCCTTCTATATTTGTTTCTGCTTGTATTTTTGGTTTAAATGCATTTTGAATACTATTTGCAATAGAAGTTGATAATGTGTTTATATTTTCTGTTGATTCTGTATTTGGTTCAAATGCATTTTGAATACCATTTGCAATATCAGTTGATTCTGTTTTTGGTTGCAATGCATTTTGAATACCATTTGCAATATCAGTGGATAATGTATTAGTATCTATTTGTTTTTTTTCTTGTATTTTTGTGTTCAATGCATTTTGAATACTATTTGCAATAGCAGTGGTTAATGTATTTTTAGTATTTATTTGTTCGGGTTCTTCTTCTGTTTTTGGTTGCAATACAGTTTGAATGCTCTTAGCAATAGCAGCGGATAAAGTATTTATATTAATGAGTTCAGCTTTTCCTAATTCGGCCTTTTCTAATTCAGCTTTTCCTAATTCGGCCTTTTCTAATTCAGCTTTTTCTAATTCGGCCTTTTCTAATTCAGCTTTTTCTAATTCAGCTTTTTTTAATTCGGCCTTTTCTAATTCAGCTTTTTCTAATTCAGCTTTTTCTAATTCGGCCTTTTCTAATTCAGCTTTTTCTAATTCGGCCTTTTCTAATTCAGCTTTTTCTAATTCGGCCTTTTCTAATTCAGCTTTTTCTAATTCGGCCTTTTCTAATTCGGCCTTTTCTAATTCAGATTTTTCTAATTCAGCTTTTTCTAATTCGGCCTTTTCTAATTCAGCTTTTTCTAATTCAGCTTTTTCTAATTCGGCCTTTTCTAGTCCAGCCTTTTCTAATTCAGCTTTTTCTAATTCAGCTTTTTCTAATTCGGCCTTTTCTAGTCCAGCCTTTTCTAATTCAGCTTTTTCTAATTCGGCCTTTTCTAATTCAGCTTTTTCTAATTCGGGCTTTTCTAATTCAGCCTTTTCTAATTCGGCCTTTTCAAGAGGTTGGATGTTTTGTGTAATAGCCTTTGCAATATCATTTTCAAGTGCAGTTTTATCTAATATTTTTTGAAATAATTCGATTGCTCTAGTTAATATTGCTTCTTTTATGTATTCGTTTTTTTCCCCACCAAATACTTTACTATTCACATATGCATTTTTACTTATTGGATAATTATACAAGTGAAGATTTGAATCCGCGCCCTTTTGGGTTTCTTGGGGTGCTTCATTCAAATCTATAACTTGTAACTTATTTGAAGAATTTAAACTGCAGAGCTGTGAATTCTTCAACGGTGTAAATGTATTATCACCTCCTTTTTTCTTTTCATATATATACGATTTATCATTTATTGCTGTCGGGTTTTCAAAACCAATAATTGAAAAATTAGAAAATATCCTATCTAAAAATTTATTTTTTTTTTGCATTCCTTTTATTTATTTATATTAACTATATAAATAAATATACAAATCTATCTCTATAACAAATCTGTCCCTAAATATAAGGTATATAATTAAATCGACTGTTTTCGTACATGGTGACTCTGAATGTATCATTATACCCTTCAACATAGACAATATCACCATTCATGATGGAATCGCACCCATATTCACCTGAACAACTCTTCCCTTTCAATGATACAGGTAATTTTGTATTCATATTTCCAGTATTTGATATAGTATAATATTGCCATTTGTCCAATCCAGACATCAATCTTCGTCCCATTAAAGGTAATATCATATCACCACCATTACCACGAGTCAAAATTCCTAATTGACTATAATCTAAACCAAGCCCTCGCGTTTCAATATTTACAGGGATACCAGCCCGAATGGGTACCTGCGAAATCATAGGAAGACCACGAATATCACTAGAATCACCAGGGAAATAGGTGCCATCTGTACGAAATGGCGGTCCATAAGGATCCATGATAACATTCGGTGCATTTCGTGTAGCAATACCAGTACCAATTACAGGCACAGGATTTTGATATACAACGATATGGGAACTATTTGGTTTCACTTTGACAATAAATGTATAATATAAATAAGCGAGTACGATAAACAAAAACAAAAATACAGCTAATGTCATATTTTCAATGCAAAAAACACCGGGAACGCATTTTTTTGCCATTATAGTATCTTATATACTACAAAAATATATTATATAACATATAATATAAAATATATATGTGGTTGTTTGTAATGAGAAGCGATGAGAAGCGATGAGAAGCGATGAGAAGCGATGAGAAGCGATGAGAAGCGATGATAATCGTTAAAAAGGTTGTTTTGCGCATTCCATAAAAGCATTAAATGTATCCATAGGGAAAGGAGGAAATTTCGCTAATTTATAAAAATTGGCATTATAACATCTGTACATAATGGCATCTGGAAAATGAATAATATGAAAACCAAGATTCAAACTATCTGCATCTGGTTTTACTTTTGGATTATTTTTGTCAGCATCTTTAATTACATCCAATGAGACAGTAGTATTATTTGTATCTTTATAAATAAAATTTTTGAATTTTGGATGATTTGGTCTAAATATTGTTTTGGGGTCGGGTTTTGGTATAAATACAGATACATACTGATCAAGGAAATAATTATTTACAGGTCCATGAATATAATAATCAATATCATTAATGAAATTCCATGCTTTATGTTCGGCTTTTACGATTCCTAATTTCAAAATATAATCAATCAACCAAAAAATAAATCTAAAAGGTAGATACAATGTCCAACCAACCAAGTCTAATATATACCACAGAAAACATTGTTGAAAATGCGTAATTCTAATAAAAATAACATACATAGATCGCAAGGACCATCCTGCAAAACAAGCTTCTTCATAAATATCTTTTTTCTTTAGATCAAAAATACCGCTCGGCCATGGATTAAAAAACATCCACATAGTAAAGGAATAAAAGAACCATGAAGAGGCTGCAATACTAAAATCAAAAAATTGGAAAATACACCTACCAATAGTGATAATAGCTGTAAATATAGATCCTATTTTCAAAAAAGATAACATGCTAGTGGAAAATGTTTTTGCAGCTACAATGCCATTTTGGATTCCTTTAAAACTTGAGAAAAATGATTGAAGCATAGTTGGAATACTGCTAATAGCTGTAAAGGCATCACTAATAATCCCACCCATATTGTATTATTTTATATAATAGATATATATTTGTATTACATAAAATACATTTTGTTTTTTGTGTATGAACCCTTCCTTTTTTCATTCCATCTATTCATTTGCAAGACTAGCAGCACCCTTAACAACTGCCATATTTTTAGTGATACCTTGTAATGTATCTAAAAGTGGTTTGTATTTATTCATACTTTTCAATATTCTTTCTTGGGATAAAATCATTTTTTCTGTTTTTGCGAGTTCTTTCTCTTCTTCGCTTGTATAAACAATATTCTTGTCCTCGCCAAACTTTTCTTTGTTTGTTTCTTCATTCGTTTCAACAGAAAGTTCGGATGGTTTTGTATTCTTAGGTGTAGTTTTTTCTTTTTTTTCAAGACCTTCTTTTTTTGCTGGTTTTTTTGTTTCTTTTGGAATTACATCTAGATCAGTTTCTTCATGGTTCATTTCATTACTTACTAAATCGGTATCCATACCTTCTTTCTCTTTCTCTTTCTCATTATCTTCACCATCTTCCGTTATACCTTCTGTCATGCCTTCCATCATGGATTTTGTCATAGATTCCGTTGTTGATTTGGCACCATATTTTATAATATTTGTAAATGCAATAGAAATAAACAATATGACAATCATATTTTTACTAAAAAAAGAAGTCAAAAACCCAATCAAGACGAAAATAGATGCCGAGTAATAATCATTTGTCTGCAATAGAATCAACAAATCGCCTAATGCAATAAAAAATATGAAATACAAAATATATCTATTATGTAAAATTACATTATTTTTTATTTTTTGTGTGATTGACATTATATATTGTATAATAATATATTTTATTTACCTACCTAAAATTATCTTTGTCCATTTTTTTGTTCTTTATATAGCAGTGTCGTATTATGATTCACAATCTACGATTCACTAAATGACGATTCAATATAATTATCCGGCAATTGCTCACCTGCATATATATCTAATACTTCTTTTACTACATCTTCTCGCTGAATATCGTCCCGTTCAAATTGGAAACTACTAATACTAGACGAGCGTTTTCCCCTGAATTTATTCAAAAAATCTTCAAGCCCGTTTATTTCATTCGGTTTATCAAATTGTTCTAAATCACCTGTGATAATCAACCTGCTATTTTCACCTAAACGAGTAAGCAACATTTTCATTTGTGATATAGTTGAATTTTGCATTTCATCTGCAACAATCCATGTATTTTTGAAAGTTCTCCCGCGCATAAATCCTAAAGGTGCAATTTCTATAATTTTGTCTTCCATATATTGTTTTACTTCACTTGGAGTTACGAATTGATATAGAACATCATAAATAGGTCTTACCCATGGTGCCATTTTTTCTTCTAATGTTCCTGGTAAATAACCCAAATCTTCGTCAACACTTACAGATGGACGAGTAAAAACAAGTCGTTCTACATTCCCTAACAAAAAATTGCGCACACCAAATTCAGTTGCAAATAGTGTTTTACCAGTACCTGCAGGACCGCTCGCTACAATTATTTTTTTGGATTTTTGCTTCAACATGGTAACATATTGTTCTTGATGTCTATTTTTTGGAAGCGTAAATTTGTTTTCAAAAATGTTTTTTTCTTTGGGGGACAAATATTGAAAATTTTCGGTTACTGATTTTTTGACGGACGATTTTTCCTTTTCATTACCATTACCATTACCATTACCGTTCCCAATCACAGTTCCAATTTCTTCATAGTACATGTTCATTAATTCTTTTTGTGACGACTTTCTGGGTTTTCTCTGTTTTTTTTTGTTATCAGATGGAACCAAAGTGTCATCAATAGTAGCATCCTTCATTTTATATTACATATGGATTTTATTAGAATCCATAAATAATGATTATGAAGATGCGATTATTATGAAAAAAGCAATTTATCTACACCAGTTCTCACGCAAAACATTCTGTGTACAACAATTCCAGAAAGAAATAAAACGGCTAAAGTAATCCATACATTATAACCAGTAATTCGTGAAATGATAATACCTATTACGATAACGACTGCTGTATCCAGTATAGCTATATCAAAAATGCGATATTTTCGTAGTCCTACACCAGGTTTTCCCAAAATATTTTTATATTTACATAAATCCAATGGCATTATGAGTATAATATAGTATAAATATATTTTGTTTGGAGAAGAATCCTTTATATGGAAAAAATAAACGATATAAAAATATGCCATATATATTATTTAGGAATGTCCGAAACAGTAGCGCAGGATCCACTATTAACACCAAACGAGTCTCGTTATGTTATGTTCCCAATACAAGACAATGATATATGGAAAATGTACAAAAAACAGGTGGATTGTTTTTGGGTTCCTCAAGAAATCGATTTCTCAAAAGATATAACAGATTGGAATGAAAAGTTGAACAAAGATGAGAAATTTTTTATAAGTATGGTCTTGGCTTTTTTCGCCGCATCTGATGGAATTGTAACAGAGAATCTTGCAGTAAGATTCATGGGTGATGTTCAATTGGCGGAAGCTCGCGCTTTTTATGGATTTCAAATAGCTATGGAAAACATACACTGTGTTGCTGGAAATACAAAAATATTGACAAAAAATGGCTATTTTGAAATTCAAAGTTTGATAAATCAACATGTAGATGTATGGAATGGGGAGGAGTTTACAGAGGTAGAAGTAAAATATACAGGTAATCAATCCATATTCAAAGTAGAATTATCAAATGGGATGGAGTTAGATTGCACATCTGGACATAAATGGTTGATCAAAAATGGAGACAATCATGATCGTATTGAAACACAGCATTTAAATATAGGCAATGTAATTGACACCTATGTATTACCGGTTACAGATTTCCAAGATCCAGACGAGTTTATGAACCCATATATGCATGGTTTTTACTGTGGGTATGGAAACGAATCAAAAATTTATTTATTTGATGAAAAAATAGAGTTATTGCCTTATTTCAAATATAATTTTATTTCTAAAAATGTAGGATATGCATTATGTGTTGAAAAATACATAAATAAAGAAAAATATGTAGTTCCAATAAATTATAGTATAGAAACGAGATTAAGATGGTTAGAGGGGTATGTTGACGCTTATGGTACTATATTGCATAATACATCATCTATTCATATTGACTCTATACAATATTATTTTTTGAAAGATATACAGATATTATTGACTACATTGGGTATACATTCATATATAGAGATATCGAAAAAAGACAGCATAAAAATGCTTCTTCCAAAAAATGATGGCACAGGAGAATATGGTTTGTATGATTGTGCAAATTGCTATGTTTTATATATCAATAGTAGTGATGTTTCTCAATTATTGGAATTGGGATTTAAACCAAAACGACCCGATATTCTTTCACATTTGTCATTAGATGTATCAAGAACAGACATATACAGAAAATGCATAAAAAATGACACGACAATATGTATAGTGAGTATTCAAAAAATATCGGATAATGAACCGACATATTGTTTTAACGAACCAAAATTGCATACAGGAATATTTAACGGTATATTAACAGGACAAAGTGAAACCTATAGTATTATGATTGATACCTATATAAAAGAAAAAGAGCAGCAAAACAAGTTGTTCAATTCCATTACAAATTTCCCATGTATCGCAAAGAAAGCTACATGGGCTAAAAAATGGATTACTGATAATAGGAGTTCTTTTGCAGCAAGATTAATCGCATTTGCAGTAGTAGAAGGTATTTTTTTTAGTGCATCATTTGCATCTATTTATTGGTTGAAAAAACGCGGATTATTACCGGGATTAACTTTTTCCAACGAATTAATCAGTAGAGATGAAGCTATGCATTGCGAATTTGCTGTTTTATTGTATTCAAAAATGCAAAAGAAACTTCAAAAAAAACGTGTTTATGAAATTGTACAAGAAGCAATTGAGATAGAAAAAGAGTTTATTACAGAGGCAATTCCATGTAGATTGATTGGTATGAATTCTAAATTAATGTGTCAGTACATAGAGTTTGTAGCTGATCGATTATGTCTTCAATTAGGATATGATAAAATATATAATTCGTCAAATCCTTTTGATTTTATGGAATTGATAAGTATTGAATCCAAAGTGAATTTTTTTGAAAGAACCAATTCCGAGTATGCGCTTGCAAATAAAACCGTAGACAAAGATGTCTTTGACATGTCAGTTGATTTTTAGATTTTTTACACTATTGTACAGTCAAATATATGGGTAGGCATTTGAAATGTAAAAAGGTGTAAATCGTTACTAATACCCGACTCTTGAAGAATTACACCTTTGCACCTTTAAAATGCCGATTATATATGATTATTCTGCCAAAGGCAGAATAATCAAGATATAAAAGGTAATTTATCGGTTGCAAAGTAACAGTTACCAAAGCACTTATAAAGAACGCCCACCTTTAGGTGGGCGTTTTAAATGTGCAATGGTGTAAAATGTTCCATTTTACACCTCATTCCTCTGCTAAAATATGAAATGGAATTTGATGGAAATCGAATTTATATATATATCTAATAATATATAATATATCTAATTTGTATATAAACGATAATGGATAAACATCGATATTTTAGAGAAGCAGACACAGGGATTCTTGAAATTAAAAAATTATTAGAATGTTTAGTATCCAATGGATACGAATTCAATGGAACGCGTGAAGCAGTCATCGGTCGTTATAGTTACCCAGATGACGCTATAGCCGATTTCTCAAAACCATTGGATTTTAGCGATAAAGATGGAAATGCGATAAACGATGGTTCTCTAAAAGTATCTATACAATTTGAGAAACGAACAGATTATACTAATTATGAAAAAAATGAAGATGAAGATAATATATATGTAGGAGAACCAGAAGATTTTATAAACGGATTAGTAAAAGAAACACAGAAAAAATTACGTAAAAAGAGAAAAACGCGTAAAAAAAGAGGATCGTTATCATCATCGAACATGCCTGCTTCCGTATAAATAGTATATTTTGTTTTTTTTCATTTTTTTTTGTTTATTTATTTTTGTTATTTATTTTTGTTTATTTATGAATTCTCATATAAAATGGGCGTTTTAGATGAGAAAAGGTGTAAGGTGCAAAGGTGTAAATATTTCAAGGGCGTAAAAGACCTACTATATATTTTGATATAACATGGGTCTTCCATCATGATAAATATGAAAATCGCCTAATTTATTTAAATATTTATTGTATCTCATCTGGTTTTCTGCCGAAACATCCGGATTTTCAATAGCATGTTTCAATTCTAAATAGGCACCAGTAACATTATATATTTTGTTTTTATTCAATTCTAAATTTTCTTTTGTGCCATATTCTTTTTCATTTTTGTCTAGTATACCAGCACCATAAACTACTTTCTTCAATATTTTTTCAATTTCAATGAATGTTTTATTATTTGTATCCGGCTTTTCATGCAATATAGTATCTATTTCTTGATATCTAGTTTTGATTATATTCAATAGACGCAAATCATGACTTTCATTTTTTTTAGAAGAACTGATAAAATATAGGGGTTCAGGATTTAACCAACCAAATCCATAATCCTCACCACAATCTGGTTTACATTCATTTATTGTACAAATATTATTGTATATTTTATTAGAATTCGTGTTTCCATTATCAAAGAAACAACGACCATAATCAATTATTTTGGGTATATACGGCGAATAAAAAGTAGTTTCACTACCGTCCGCATTGTGATAATGATATTGAATATATTTTCCTTTTACAGGCATATATAATAGCACATTACCGTCATGTAAATCATAATGTGTAAAATTTTTAGAAAGCGAATGCAATGCATGGTAAACAATAAACAAAACATACAAGATATCACTTTTCAAAAATGGTGTGTATATGGCTTTAGACAATTGATCTTTTATTGCAGATGCTTCCTTAATATGTTGTATTAGAACAGCTGCATATTTAGATTGTTGACATGCCTTTGAATAATTAATTGTATTTTGTATGTTCAACCCTTTCAAAATTGCTTTATGAATCGGTTTTGTATCTTTCATTAGTTTCCAACTTATATCACTATTGTAAAAATAAAGGCCATATGTTTGTAGAAAACACGGTAATGATTTCACTGCACGATTTATATATTTTGTACCAACTAAATATTCATATACTAAATTATCGGACACAATTCTTTGTGACGATTTGAGTATAGTATGTGCATGATATCCTTTTTTTTCATATGAGATTTCTTTTACAAATCCATTTACTGATACAGCGCCTATTTTATGGATAGGTGATTCAACATAGTCAAAATTTGTAAATCCGTTGAAATAATTGGTAATCTCGTCTACATTTTTTCCAAACGCAATGCATTCACCTGAATCGCTACATATTGTCTGTAAAAATTTTCCCGATTTTTTAATAAAATTGTTGATAACCTTTATTGCACGTTGTTGTATTTCTTTTTTGTTAATGCGTCTAGTTACATTGCAATTCGGTTTGTTCATTTTATATTTGTGGGAGAGACGACAGTATTTATATAATTGTCCATTTATATATTTACATCTTGGTGGATTGCATTCCGGTTTTTCAAAATCTTTACATGTAGATACACATTTGTCTTTATATGGCATATATAATATTATAATATATTATATATGATATAATGTTTAATCCACATCACCAATATCAATAGGATTTTCATTTTGGTAATTTGTATACATAGGTGCGTCTGCTGTCTCTTTCGATGCCGTATCATCATTCACTAATTCTTTCATAAATAATTCTTCTAATATTTTTCGCATATTGTCATATTCTTCTTTGGAAGAGCAAGAATCCTCTAATAATTTCTCTGCTTCATCAATTTTGTTCTGGAGTACAGGAGACATCATTTTATCCTTCATAGAGCTTTTGATTTGGAATATATATCCATCTAAATTATTCTTTGATTCAATTCGCATTCGCATTTCTTCATCTTCTGTTTTGTATTTATCTGCCTCTTCAACCATGCGGTCAATTTCTTCTTGCGATAGACGCCCCTTGTCATTAGTAATGGTTATGTTTTTAGAATTACCGGTTGATTTTTCACATGCAGAAACAGTCAAAATACCATTTGCATCCATATCAAAAGAGACTTCTACTTGCGGTTGTCCTCTAGGCATTGGTGGAATACCATCTAATTGAAATGTCCCCAATAATGTATTATCCTTTGTCATTGCGCGTTCACCTTCAAAGACTTGAATTAATACACCAGGTTGATTATCAACATATGTTGAAAAAGTTTGCGATTTCTTCGATGGTACTGTTGTGTTACGATTAATAATTTTTGTCATAACACCTCCTGCAGTTTCTAATCCTAAACTCAATGGGCAAACATCCAGTAGCAACAAATCGGCAATCTTAGAATCTTTTACACCGGTTAAAATAGCTGCTTGTATTGCTGCACCATAGGCAACACATTCGTCGGGATTAATGGATTTGCACAATTCTTTCCCATTGAAAAATTCGCTTAACATTTGCTGAATTTTTGGGATACGTGTTGATCCACCAACCAATACGATTTCATGAATAGATGATTTTGATATTTTTGAATCGCGCAATACTTGCTCTACCGGTTCCATAGTTTTTCTGAACAAAGAATCACAAAGATTCTCAAATTTTGCACGAGTAATCGTACTTGTAAAATCAACACCATCGAATAAACTGTCTATTTCAATGTTTGCAACAGTAGATGAGGATAATGTTCGTTTTGCAGATTCGCATGCTGTACGAAGTCGTCTTACTGATCGTTTATTAGCAGACATATCTTTTTTATTTTTCTTTTTGAATTCGTCCATAAAATACTCCACAAGAAGAGTGTCAAAATCTTCTCCACCTAAATGTGTATCGCCTGCAGTGGCTTTTACTTCAAAAATGCTTTCATCAATTGTTAAAATAGAGACATCGAATGTTCCACCTCCGCAATCAAAAATCAAAATATTTTTTTCACCTTTATTTGTCGTCTTATCAAGACCATATGCAATTGCAGCGGCAGTTGGCTCATTGATAATTCTTAAAATATTCAATCCAGCGATTGTTCCTGCATCTTTGGTAGCTTGTCTCTGCGAATCATTAAAATATGCAGGTACGGTAACGACTGCATCCGTAACTGTCTCTCCCAAATAAGCTTCTGCAATCTCTTTCATTTTACCTAATACCATAGAACTAATCTCTTCTGGAGCAAATGTTTTTTGTTCTCCTTTGAATTCAACTTGGATGATAGGTTTATTATCTTTTTCTACAACAGTATAAGTAAGATGTTTCAAATCGCTTTGTACTTTTGGGTCGTTGAATTTTTGTCCAATCAATCTTTTCGCATCAAAAACAGTATTTGCTGTATTGTTTGCAGCACTACTTTTGGCGGCTTCACCAATTAATCGTTCTTCATTTGTAAAAGATACATATGATGGCATAGTTCTATTTCCTTGATCATTTGCAATAATTTCAACATGATCATTTTGCCAAACTCCTACACAAGAATATGTCGTACCAAGATCAATACCAATAGCTCTTCCCATAATAAAAGATATAAATGCATATATTTATATCTTTTTGTATTATATTTTATTTTATTTTTATTTTTTTCTCTATCTTTCATGTTTCTCTATTTTTCATGTTTCTCTATTTTTCATGTTTCTCTATTTTTCATGTTTCTCTATTTTTCTATATCTTCGCAAGAGAATCAATATGATATTGATATCGTATTTGTAAAGGTATTGTAAAATAAAAATTCACAAACGATTTATCATAAAAAGGATATTTTTTTTTGGGTAAAAAATCAGTGGAATATAATTTATCTCTTACTTTTTTATCGTATTCAAAAATATTATCGCAGATTTCAGAAAATGTAAAAAAATTGATAGGCGAATAATAAATAAGTCCTTCATTCATATCGTCATAAATATAAATATCATTTTTTTGATCATTATCACAGTCTATTTGCAAAAGTAATTTTTCTACTATAAGATTCGCTATACGATCACATACTGTAGATATTTTCAATATTATTTTTTTGATACATTTCGACATTTCAATTATGTTCATAGAATCATATTTATATGTATCATTTACAATACTATTTGGTAGTAGAAAAAATGGTTTGTTTACGGTTGTTGAAAGTACCCATTCTGCAGATACTTTAGAACTTAATTCATATACACTGTAGCAACCAGGATCTAAAGGGTATACAGTAAAATCAGTATATGTGTTTTTTTCACCAATGATCACAGAATTTGTATTTTCATTGGTACAACAATGAAATGGAAGAATTCCAAAAAGATCTTTTACAATATAAATACTTGAAATTTCATTCTTATAGTAATAATCAAACAAAATAAATGAATATACACCATCTAATACTTGTAAAGTATAATCCATGCCATAATTTTTGTACAAATTTATAATCACTTCTTCTGCCGTAGTGTTTGATTTAATATGTAAAAATTCACATAGTTTATGTTTATTGTATATTTCTCCTTTCAAAAATATAATGACATCTGGCTCTTGAACTATATATTTTTTTGGTAGCATTACTTTTATTCCGCAATGTGATAACCCGTCAAAAATGGGAGAAGAATCATTTTTGTTTATTACTACTGGTTTATTCGTATTTTGTTGTAAAATTGGATTTAATACACAGTATGTGTTCATTATATATTTTTATAAAAAATCTTTATGTGTTTTTATTTCAAAGTTAAAATATATAGATTTAATATAATATAAAATATGTTTACTGCAATTCATTCTTCTGTTTTAGGAAAACCAAATTGTGCTAATTCTAAACCATATTCTCCATCAATAATGAGTAATATGGAAGTATCATTTCGTCCTGTTAAAAATGAATCCGGAAATGTCAATTTCATTGCTTTAATTGAAAAAGACGGCGAAGAAACTAAAATTCCAAAAGAAATGGATTTCAATGAATATGAAAGTGAAAATACCTGTAAAAAAAAATATTCTACAGATCATTATGATTTATTGGATTTAAATAACAATTATATAAAAACATTTTACATTGGATCTATCACGGTAGTTGGGTTATATATTTTGTATCGCATTTTAGACAAGACAAAATAAATATACATTCTATCTATTTTATCATACACCTTCATATCTTATATCCTTCATATCTTATATCCTTCATATCTTATATCCTTCATATCTTATATCTTCCATAGATTTGTAATGCAACTAATCCACCAAATATTTGAGCTAGTATGTATGGAATAATTTCATTTACATCAAGTTTTCCAGCAGTAGCCATTACAATAGTTACCGCAGGATTGATATGACCACCAGAAATATTGGCAGTTAATAAAATAGCTAAAGCAAGTGCAGCACCGATTGCCAAAGGATTACCTGTAGCTACTATTACATATACAAAAAACATTGTACCTAAAAATTCAGCTAAATAACTGTACATTTATTATATTGTATATTGTGAAAATAATAGTTACAAAATTGAATATATTTTATTATTTATAACGAATAAATAATATACCTGATACAAGAATACAAGAAATCAAATGTTTTCCCTTTTGTTATTTTCGATTTTATACTACACAATTACTTTACATAAAAGAATAATGCACAATGATCTAACACAAACACATTTATCATTGCATCATGACAATAATAAATCATTATTTGTTATGAATCAGCTACATTTTGATATGTACAATGATGACTTTCTAATAGATCGTCATTATGTTATGCTGATTCAGCGAGATATATTTTAAGTATCATCATTGTACAATGGTCAAAAAAATATCTAATAAAAAATAGGAGCACCCTTATATTTATGAGTAACCGCGGCAGGTACAATAGAACCACCTGAACGCACACGATGTTTTGCATCTCTTACATCATTTCCAGGAGTACTGGTTGTAAAACTCATATTCCCTCCATTTTTATTCAATGAGTTTTCACCGATTGCATTAACGCGCCTTTTGAATGTAATACTAGACGAATCGCGGTTTCCACCTATCCATTTTTTGTTGGTCTTTGCAATGAGTTCATTTGCGGTAATAATCGAGTGATAAGAGTTTCCTACACCCCATTTTCGCTGATTTGTTGGCG